GAATATCTCCAGCGTCTGCAATTTCGTTACTCTGTAAGTATGTTACAGTAACTGTTGCTGCACCGGCAGTTCCGTCACCATCGGTTCCTGTAAAATCAGCTAAAACTTGAATATCTGTAGTACCGATATCTGTAGCTTCAGTGTCTAAAGTACCTCTAGTAGTACCTGTTGCTTTCACATTCGCAGTTGCGATAAAAGCATCTCCGTCATCAGTTGTACCAACTGAAACAGTAGCTGCATTAGTATCATCATTTGCTGTAGTTACATTTAATACAACATCGATAATTTGTGAATTAGCAGGAATAGTACCACATACTTGATTTAAGTGAGATTCACCTGTAATGTCAATCTTAGCAGATTGAGCCATAACAACTTGACCTACGTTCTTAACATCACTGCCAAGAGTAGTTCCTGTTGTGTCTTTAATTGTACCAGCTTTAATAGGGCCGGAAAATGTAGTTGTTCCCATAGTCTACCTCCTTGTAGTCGTTTTATGTCTTGGGAAAGAGAGGGCGATAACACCCTCTCTCAGTTTTTTAATTATTAGGCTGCGCCTGTAGTACCGAAGATACCTCTCCAATCGGTGAAACCGAATGAATATCTCTCAGATACTTTATAGCGTAAGTTCCCTGTCTCAAAATCACCTTCAACAGCTTTTTTAAGTGAGCGTCTTACGAAGTGCTTCATACCATCTGGCACGTCAGTCATCATAAAGAACGCATCCGGGTCAGTTAGACGCTGGTTAACTGCTACGCCACCAGGGATCATACCCATAGATTTCATAGCGTTAATATCATTGTCAGCTGTACCTGGTCTTAGGTTACTGTTAACGATTCTTTCAGCAACGAACATTAACTCTGGTGGAACGATCAACTTCTGACCTGTTGCTGCAACCGGAATACCTCTATCGTCTGTCATTTCAGAAATCTGAATTAACATTGTCTCAAGAGATGTTTCGGATAAGTCAGCTGCAGTTCCTAGAATGTTGGATGCAGTTCCGCCACCGCCTAATGGGTGAGAAGCACTAAGCATAGCAACTCCATCGCCACCTGTTACTGATGTAAAGCCATTGTTTAAGATGTTCGCACCTTTAATTTCTTTTGTGTGCTGCATTGATCTAGCTAAAGCTCTAGCGTATTTTGCACCAAGAGAACCGTAAAGACCATCTTCTTCAGCTTCCTCAGTAATTGAGAATGCTAATGCGATTGTCTCGTGGGTATATCTTGCTACAATACCTTCTCTTCCTGATTCGTAAGAGATGGCTGCGCCTTCTGCTTTAGTAGGAGCTGCACCGAAACCAATCATTTGTACATCTTCTTCAAAAGCTTTTTGTGATTGCTCAACGGAGAATATTTCTCTCCACTGTTCTGGGTAACGGTCGTATTCCATACCAAAAATAGTGTTGAGACCTAAGTTAAGCTGTTTTGTAAATAAAGATCTATTTAATGCCATAACTTATTATACTCCTGCGCCTTGGGTTGCTAATCTATGCTGGTTGATTGTTACCTCAACTTTAGCATTTTCCCCAAAGTCATTATTTGGTTCATCTACTTTTCTTAGAACTCTAAGAACAAGAGAACCTGTTCCTAAAGTATCGTTGTCTAACTCATGTTGTGAGTAGCCATAAGTAGAATTACCTGCTGTTAGTAGAACGTTTGCTGTTTCACCAATATTAGCTTGAGCAATAGAACCGTTACCGGCCTGTACTGTGTAAGTAATCATTGGATCATCATACACATAAGCTTTAATTGATGTGTTAGCTTTTACAGTAGTGTTAGCAGTCCATCTTTTTAAGAACCTAACATCTCCTGTAGTTTCATCGACATATTCAACGCCGTAAAATACTCCAATCGCTTTATCTGAATTAGCGAAAGCATCTAAATATCCATCTGATCCGAGATCTACGATATCGCCAGAAAAGAAATTAGTTGCTTGGCCGTTTTCGATTAGGTATTCATTAGCCCTGATTACGCCGCCGGTTAAGTGTCTTTTAGGCACAAAACCATTTGGTGTGTCTGCGTTAGCCATTTTATATTTACCTCCTTAAAATTGCCATTGCCTTACTCACCACCTGTTGTCGTTTTAGATCTATG